CAATATCCAGATTTAAATCAATTTCAATAATTGTATTAATTATATCATTAATAGACCCACTATATTTTGATTCGTTAATATGTAAATATATTTGTGCAATGACTAATGAACATATAACCCAGGTTTGTCCATCATAATATTTATCATCTGGATATCTTCCAACCATATTTAAATCCGTAGTTTCATATTTTTCATTAAAATATTTATGTAAATTAACGCATGTATTGATAGTTTTTTCAATAGGAAATAGTTTTAAAATTGTGCTATCATAATCAATATGTGTGTAGGCAAATAAATTAGCAGCATCATCAACTTTTGTAATTTCACCTTCCATATTAAATGATGAAATGATTGTGTCTCCTCTATAATGATCCTTTAACGATGTTGAAAGATTAAAATAAGCTTTATTTAATTCATTTTTATCATCATAAAGAGGGATGTTTTTATTAATCATATAGATAGAGTCTTTTAAAAATTTTAATTGAACCATGCGAGTATAAAAATGCCATCCTTCTTGTTCTTCCCATAAATCAAAGCATATTTTATCATAATTTTCTAATGTATATTTTAAATCCTTTTTAATAATAGGTAAAACAATATTATTGCATATACTATTGTAATCTGTTAATAATAAATCATATAATTTAATCATATTTGAACCTCTTAATGCTGGACCATCATTTTGAGGTCTACCCCATGGACCATCAAATGCTGTACCATTTAAATTAATTTTAGGTTCACCTAATGAACCTATCGTTTTTAAATTTTGAATTTCATATTCATTATTAATATAATCAATAAGTAATAATAGAGATTCAGAAGATTTTTTTGTTTTATAATCATTAATAAATGTACGCATCACAACTGCTGAATCTCTTATCCAATGATATTTATATGGAGGGTCTAGAGAAGGAGAAGCAATTAACATACCAGGTTTACTGGATATTTTAATATTTTCTTTTATTTTTTCTAAAGATTTTTCCATTAAAAATTTTTTATCTATAACATCTAGAAGATTCATTATACTATAGTAGTATAAAAATAATACTACAAAAAAATTAATCAAATAATATATAAGAATTTGATAAATTTATATATAACACGGTAATTTATCAATAAATAAAACCTTGCTATTTTTACTTAATTTTTTTCTAGAAACTATAAAATTGGAAAAAATATCACGCTTTAATTGATTTTGTGGTGTATGATTATGAACATTTCTAGAAATCATTTTATATAGTTTAAAATCTGGATATCTCTCTTCGCCATTTTTTTTATAAAGAATGTTTTTTCCATTATCATCTGTACACCATTCCATTATTAACTTATCCAATAAATCATGTTTCATATCTTTTTCATCTTCATCTTCTTCAATAAAAAAATCATAGAGAGAACAACCGAACCGACATAAATCAAAACTATAATTAGGGTCTAATCTTGGTTTATCTGAATCAAAAAACGGCTCACAGTTATATTGTGTGGCAGCATCACCGTTAGAGGCAAAACTATCACTTCCAATTATTTGTCCTTTAAATTTATATATAGCTCGTCCAAAATCAATTATTTTCCATATTTTACCAAATGTAGGTATTTTATAATAATTATTATCAAAATGATACACCAAATGTTGTTTATCTGTTTCAATATACATAACATTATTAGTATGTAAATCATTATGTGTAAAATGGAAACATTTTTGATAAATTAATAAGGTAAAAATAATTTGCATAAATATACAGCTCCATTCTTTGTTTTCGATATCATTATTCATCATATAATCATCTAATGTATTATCACAATTTTCTAAACAAATCATATTTACAGGAAAATTATCTATATATGCGAATATTTCCTCTTCTTCTTCAGATAAATCGCTAGAATTAATATCAGATAAATCGTTTGAATTTAAAGAGGATAAGTCATCTTCTTCATCATCGCTATTTGTAATAGATGTTCTAGATGAACATGATGATTCAGATTCAGAGTTACTTCTAATTTTTGAAATATTGTCTAAATTATTACTATCTAATAATTCATCACTAATTTCTGTTTCTTCTAATTGTATTTCTTGAAATTGTTTTAAATTAAATACTGTTAATTCATTTTGTGGGTTTTCAAATAATTCGTCATATACAGTAGTATCTTCAACATCATTTAATTTTAGTGATATATTTTTATCGATTACAATTTTCTTTTTATTTGTTCTAGATTCATTTTCATCTAATTCTTCATAAAAAGAATCATCAATTTTAAATAACTTATCCTTATTTTTATGAAAAAAAGGCGATTCAATTAAATATTCAACATCATCATAAACATTTACCTTATAATCTTTTTGGTTGCATAAATAACTTCCATAATATTCTAGTGCATTAAATACATCATGTTGTCTAAGTATTTTACTAGATAAATATGAAAAAAAACTATCAACATAAGCAGCATTATATTTATTATTTACCTTTTTATGTGCTTCTTGATTTAATTTAGGTAAATTAAATAATTGTGGTGTTAATTCATATTTTCCGGTAATATATTTTGTAGGATCTAATAATGGAGAGAATTTAATGAAAACCTTTTTATTTTCAATATGATCATTTTTTGAATTTTTTAATTTACATGTAAATTGAGAATGCCCTAATCTTTTTTCAAATGATTCAATAGACCAATTAGTATTCAAGTTTATACTATTAAAGTTAGTTTCATTTAATTTAAAAAAAATATCATAAAGAGGCATATAATTTTGAATTTGATTATTATAGATAATATTATAATCATCTAAAGTTTCAAAAACTTCACCTTTGTTTTTATTATATTCAATTTGAAATTCCATTGCTTTTTATTTTTTATTTATATTTAAATTTTAATATGTTGAACTTATTTTAGGTAATTTCGTAATTAGAAATATTTTTTTTTATGATTACAAATAAACATGACATTAGAGTTAAAGAAATTTGATTTACGAAATATTAGTTTTAAACCAAATGAAAATAAAGGCCCTGTTATAGTATTAATTGGAAGGCGTGATACTGGTAAGTCATTTTTAGTAAGAGATTTATTATTTTATCAACAAGATATACCAATTGGTACTGTTATTTCCGGTACAGAGGCAGGAAATGGTTTTTACAGTGCGCATGTTCCCAAATTATTTATACATGAGGAATATAATAGCGCAATTATAGAGAATATTCTTAAACGGCAAAAACAAGTACTAAAACAAGTTAAAAAGGAAGAAGCATCATTTAAAAAAAGTAATATAGATCCAAGAGCTTTTGTCATTTTAGATGATTGTTTGTATGATAATACTTGGGCAAAAGATAAATTAATGCGATTAATGTTTATGAATGGTCGTCATTGGAAAATTATGTTAGTGATTACTATGCAATATCCTTTAGGTATTCCTCCAAATTTAAGAACAAATATTGATTATGTTTTTATATTAAGGGAACCTTATATTACAAATAGAAAACGCATATACGAAAATTATGCTGGTATGTTTCCTACCTTTGAATCTTTTTGTCAGGTGATGGACCAATGTACCGAAAATTACGAATGTTTAGTTATAAACAATAACAGTAATTCAAATAAATTACACGATCAAATTTTTTGGTATAAAGCAAATCATCACAAAGATTTCAAATTAGGATCAAAAGAATTTTGGGAAATATCAAAAGATCTTAATTCAGATGATGAAGACGATGTGTATGATCCAAATTCTGCTAGAAAGAAAGGAGCCGGACCAAAAATAAGTGTAAAAAAATCTAGATGGTAGTTTATTATAAATATTATTTTAATATAAAAATAATATTTATTATACAATATATCAAATGTTTGATCCATATGTAATTAGATTTATAAAAGAATTTTTAAAAGAATGTAGTAACTGTGAGTTGTTGGACACTTTTGTGTTTGATACAAATTGTTGTCTTACTTGTAAAAAATACTTTTGTTCAAAATGTTGTAAAACAGGTTTGGTTAGAAATTATAATCATTTTGAAACCACTAGTAATTATTGTTTAGATTGTAACAAAAAATTTTTTTCATATCATAATATTTCTTAATCCACCTCTTCAATTTTAGGTTCCCAGTCTTCTTCATCTGGTTTTTCTGCTTCAGCTTGTTGAGCTTCCATTCCATCTGTTTCATTATCGGGTGTTGCTTGTTGATAAACACGCATCATAATTGGTGAAAAGACAGATTCTAATTCTTTTTGTTTAGAATCAAAATCTTCCTTTTCAGCATCAAGATGATCATCGTACCAATCTTGTACTTCTTTAATTTTATCTTCTACTGATGTTTTATCTTCATCAGTAAATTTGTCCTTTAATTTTTCGTCATTTAATGATTGTTTTACACTAAAAATGTAATTATCTAGACCATTTCTAGCCTCAACCTTTTCTTTTTGTTTATTATCATCTTCTTTAAATTGTTCTGCTTCATCAACCATTTTTTGAATTTCATCGGCACTAAGTCTGCCTTTTTCATTTTTAACAGTAATCTTTTCACTTTTTCCACTTGATTTTTCAACAGCATTCACATTTAATATACCATTAGCATCAATATCATATGTAATTTCTATTTGAGGCATACCACGAGGCATTGGCGGAATACCATTAAGTTGAAATTCACCTAATTTATTGTTATCTCTTGTAAATTGTCTTTCACCTTCAAATACTTGAATAGTACATCCAGGTTGATTATCAGCATATGTACTAAAAACTTGTGATTTTTTAGTTGGAATAGTTGTATTTCTAGGAATTAAATTGGTCATAATACCACCCGATGTTTCTAATCCTAGTGATAAAGGAATTACATCTAATAATAAAAGGTCGTTTACTTTATCATCTTTAACACCGCCTAAAATCGCTGCTTGAACAGCAGCACCATACGCAACAGCTTCATCCGGATTAATTCCTTGACATAATTCTTTTCCATTAAAATAATCAGTTAATTGTGTTTGAATTTTAGGGATTCTTGTAGAACCACCTACTAAAACAATTTCATGAATTTGACTTTTACTAATTTTAGCATCGCTTAAAACTTTATCAACAGGTTCAAAAGTCTTTTTAAAAAGATCACTACAAATATCTTCAAAGCGAGCTCTTGTTATAATAGAATTGTAATCAATTCCTTCAAATAGAGAATCGATTTCAATGGCAGCAGTAGTAGATGATGATAGTGTCTTTTTTGCGATTTCACATGCGGTTTGTAATCTTCGTAAAGCTTTTTTATTATCACTAATATCTTTTTTATGTTTTCTTTTAAAATCTTGCATAAAATGTTCCATTAATCTTCTATCAAAATCTTCACCACCAAGATGTGTATCTCCGGCAGTAGATTTTACTTCAAAAATTCCATCTTCAATTGTCATAATAGTAACATCAAATGTTCCACCACCTAAATCGTAAATTAAAATATTTTTTTCTCCTTGTCCTTTTTTATCTAATCCATAAGCAATAGCTGCTGCTGTTGGTTCATTAATAATTCTCATTACATTTAAACCAGCAATTATTCCAGCATCTTTTGTAGCCTGTCTTTGAGCATCATTAAAATAAGCAGGAACAGTAATAACAGCATCTGTAACTGTTGAACCAAGGTATGCTTCAGCAATTTCTTTCATTTTAATTAAAACCATTGAAGAAATTTCTTCCGGTTGAAAAACTTTATCCTCACCTTTGTAATTAACCATAATTGCTGGCTTTCCGTCCTTATTGGGTATTACCTTATAAGGAAAATGTTTAATATCAGATTGGACTAATTCATCATTAAAATTGCGCCCAATTAATCTTTTTGCATCAAATACAGTATTTTCTGGATTTTGTGTACATTGTGATTTTGCTGCGTTTCCTAGAAGTCGCTCATTTTCATTAAAACCAACATAAGAAGGTGTAGTTCTATTTCCTTGATCATTCGCAATAATCTCAACATTATTATTTTGCCATACACCCACACAGCTATATGTAGTTCCCAAATCTATTCCTATACAATTAGTCATTGAATATACTATTTATGTAAAAAATATCTTTAAATATTTTTGACATAAATATAAAAAATGCAATTTATGAATATTATCAATAATATTGTATGCCTCTCGATTTAATAATATGTGTAATCCCTTTTCTTCTCATTTAAGACATAAGTTTATAAAGTGATTTTTTTAATACCTATAGCACATCAGTTACTATAATAATAATCGTTTTTATTTATTAATCTTTTATACCAAATTTTATTTACTGTTATTATACATTCTGTATAATTGATAAAAGAATAGATTTCATCTTGTATCTCTAGTGGCAAATTAAGTTTTTAATGAAATATTTCATATATATAAAATCTATTTAAATATTTTTTCAAATGTATAATATGGATGATTTTTTAAGTATGAATAAACTAGATAAACTAGATAAACCAGTCGATATATTTGTTTATACAGATGGTGCTTGTATACATAATGGAAAGCCTAAAGCAAAAGCCGGAATGGGTGTTTTTTTTGGATATAATGACCCAAGAAATATATCAAAAAAAGTCGAAGGTAAACAAACCAATAATACTGCTGAATTGGGTGCTGTTTTTGAAGCTTTATGTGCGATAACAGAAGAAATTAAAAATAACTATTTGATTTGTATAGTAACAGATTCTGAATATGTTATTAAATGTTGTACTACATATGGTAAAAAATGCAAATTGGACAATTGGAAAAAGGATATACCAAATAAAGATTTGGTGAAGACATTATTTACAGCATTTGATAATTATAATAATTTATCTCTTATGCATATTGATGCTCATACAGGAAAACAAGACAAGCATTCATTGGGTAACGAAGAAGCAGATACATTGGCTAATATGGCGATTGGACAAACATCTTGTCCTTATCAAAAAACAGAACCCAAGGCAAAAAAATGCTATTTAAAAGTAAAATATGAAGATAAAGATCAGGCAAAATCATATGGCGCAAAATGGGATCCATCTAAGAAAAAATGGTATTATATGTCTAATTTAAATAGTGATAAAATAGAATTGTTACAAAAATTTTCATAATTATATAATAATTTATAACATATTATATAATTTATTCGCCGTCACTATCATCAGATGTCTTTTCTTCTTTATTTTCATCATTTTTACAGTGTTTTTCCCATTCATCTACTTCTAATTTACACATAGTAGTTCCATTTTTTTCAGTTACACAATCACTCATTTGTTTTAATAACAATTCACAGTCAACTTCTTTTTCCTCTGTTTTTCCAAATAATGAAGCTAATAACCCTTTTTTTTCAGTTTGTTCTTCTACTACATTTTCTTTATCATTAACTACAACTTCACCGTTATATTGAGGGTCCTGGGGAACCTCTGTTTTATCATCTTCGCTTGACATTTATAAATATTACATATATTTATAAATTTAAAAAATTTTTTAGTCTACATCACTTAGATTATCTTCATTTTTGTTTATTGTTAATTCAGAAAATCCATGATCGGTATTTTTATCTAAAACAACATTCTCATTTTCAAAAAGTTCGCGCTTGATATCAGCAACGGATAATTCTTCGCGTTCACCTTTTGTATTAACGCTATATAAGTTACCTTGATTATCAATATTTTGAGATAATTTATTACCAGATTCAAGGGCTTTTTCTTTATTATCTTCAATTGCCTTTTCTTTTGTTTCTTTAATGCGTTTATCAAATTCAATTTTAGCTTTCTTTTCATTTTCTTCTTTTTCATGCATCAATTGATTTAACTCTTCTTCTAAATATTCAACTCTACCTGTTTTATACGCTTCTGGTTCCCAAGGCATCCATAATCCAACTTGTCCTACATATACATCATGATTAGGATCTAATTCGCGTAACATTTTACATCTTAGTTCTGCCTCTTGTTGATTAGGGAACACACCTCTAATTTTAATTCCTCTTGTTGATGTTTGATAAGCATTTATTGAAGAAAATTGTTCCTCTAATTTATCTTCATAATGATCGATAAAATTTCTATAATCTTCTGTTACTGATTCTGATTGTAATTTAGCTTTTTCAGAAATTACAAATTCTTTAAAGTCTTCACTTAAATTGTCAGAATTTAATTTGTATTTGAATGCTATGAAATTAATAAATTGTGTATATTTCTCCAATGATTTCTCAAAATCATAATTCTTTAGGAATTCTTGGAAAAAGAAATGTTCTTTTTCTTTTAAAATTTTTTCTGGAGAAATAAACGATAAGCACGCAAATTTTTGTCCAGCTATAGCTTTATCTTCATCTAATAAGTCCACATATTTAGGACTCTTTTTGTCATTAAAAACTTGTTCGGTATTCTCTTCCATTTATATTTTTTATTGACTATTTGTATTTAAGCTTTTTCAGATTATTTATATAAATCTTATTTTTTTTCTATTTATTTAATATAAATGGAAATGTTAGATTTTGGTGAACTCATTAAAAGAGCCGTAAAATACTTAGTTGAAGGTTTAATGGTTGCTTTAGCTGCCTATGCTATCCCCAAAAAAGCCTTAAATATGGATGAAGTTGCTTTAATTGCTTTAACCGCCGCCGCTACATTCTCAATATTAGATACATATGTACCAAGCATGGCCGTGTCTGCTCGTTCAGGTGCTGGTTTTGGTATTGGTGCCAACTTAGTTGGTTTCCCTGGCGGACTCTAATTAGTTAATTAAATAATAATATATTAAATAAATTCATTTAATATATTATATGAATTATTATAACTTGAATAACACACATATATTAAAACCAGCATTTGTTGAATATGTTAAAGATTTAACACATTTTTATATTAAGGAAGAATCATTATTACATGGATTAAATAACTGTAATAATAATTATAAAAATAAACCATTTATGATAATAAATTCCAAATGTGCGGGTAAAAATTTTTTATGTGTAAATGAAAAAATTAAAAATTATGATAAAATTGTCGAGGAAATTAATAAAATTTTGGAATTACATACAAAAAAAATTCAATTATCAAAAACAATAGTTGAAAATTATTATTAAGTATTATTATTAGTTGTACCACCCACCACCACTACCATGTAGTGATGATCCATATCGGCATCATATTCATCATCATATGTTAAGTGCTTAGCTCCTGCTCCCCAACATTGCCATACAATAATTGGGCTTATTGTATCAGGCATTATTTCGCTGATATCTTTAATATCATCTAAGATATTATTAAATAATATTTTATGTTCTGGTTTATAATATTTTTCATAATCATGATAATCAGCAATCATATCAACTAATTCACGCGGAATAAATTTCATATTTATATTCACTATTTTTTATTTTTAATTTTTATTAAAAATAAAATCAATTTTTATATATGCAAACTATTTTAAATAGTCGGAATAAATTCCCAATCTAAGTCTAGACATATATTTTTCCAAATTTCATCCTGTTCCATGCGTTTCTCTCTATCTTTTAACATTGGAAAATAGGATAAAAATTGTCGTTGATCTAATAATTCACATAATTTATAAACAGTATAATAATAATTTAAAAAATTTACTCTATCATCTGGACAAAATTTGGAATAAGGAGCTTGTATATCCATAAAAAGATTACATAATGTTTCTTCTAATTCTTGAGTCATTATAGGTGGCCGAATTCCTAGTTTATCTTTAATAAAAGGGATATGTTCGTAATATTTATTATAACCTAATTTTTTCAATATTTCTTTTGCTTTCTTATTGTTAATATTTTTTACATCAATTCTCTCCTTTTTAATTTGATTTTTAATATTTTCAATAACTTCCTCGGGAATTTGTGTTGATTCTTTTGCTTGAAATTGTGCAAGTATTTCTCTAAAATGATTTATTCTTTTATACGCATAAAAACATACCTCCTTGGGTGGTTCTTTATAAGATGGTTTATCATTTTCAACAATATATTTTAAAGAAACATGACATTTGTCACAAATTACAACTCCTTCATTTTCTACCGGAATAAGTTCTCCTTTATTGCAATTTTTACATACATTTGTATCATATACATAATTGCTAATATCATAATATTTCTCATTATTATTTATCATGTACTTTTGTAAATTACTACTTGAGATATCGCTATTATCATCATTTTTATCTTCTTTTTTTTTAAAAAATGAACTTAATATTGTAGTTTTATTTGTTCCTTCAGATATTTCTTTTTTATTTTCAAAATAATCAAAAATAAATTTTGAATTATTCAAAAAATAATTTTTTTTTTCATTTTCTAATGATTTTATTTTTTCTTTATAGTGTTTTATCTCATCTTTTAAATCTAATTTATCAGAAATATTTAGTTTTTCTGATTTTAATCTATTTTTAATATCTATTATTTTTTGTTTATATTGAGGTATTAATTCGGTTTCATTTGTATTAAATTTGTTTAATAATTCATCATGTTTATTGTCAAGTGTCACCAAACTTTTTGAGTTTGAAATTATTTTTTTGTTAGTTTTAGGCTTAAAATTTGGCATAGAAATTTATTGTTTTATATATTATTTAATTAATTTTTAATACGATTATTTTTTTTTAAATTAATATTAATTATTATTAATGGAAATTAATAATATAAAAATAAATTGTGATGAAAATATTTCTCTAGATTATGTAAAACTTCAGAAAATGGCATTTTTATACAATGCCCTTGAAGATGGATGGACGATAACAAAAAATGATAATAATCATTATGTTTTTAAAAAAAAACATGAAGGTAAAAAAGAAGTTTATCTAGATTCTTATCTACATAGATTTATGAAAGATAATTTTGATATAAATAAAATGATTTTAAATAATAATTCGAATTAAATGTAAAATCAAAAATTTTTTTTCTTTAGCAATATTATAATAAAAAATGGGAGGTGGTCTCATGCAACTCGTAGCCTATGGCGCTCAAGATGTTTATCTTACTGGTAATCCTCAAATTACTTTCTGGAAAGTGACCTATAGACGTCACACTAACTTCGCAATGGAATCTATTGAACAAACATTTAACGGACAAGCCGATTTCGGTCGTCGTGTCACTTGTACTATCTCAAGAAATGGTGATCTTGCTTACCGCACATACTTACAAGTAACTTTACCTGAAATTAACCAAGCCATGAAAAACACAAATACAGCCGGTGTTTTTGCCCGTTGGTTAGATTTCCCTGGACATCAACTTATCTCACAAGTTGAGGTTGAAATTGGTGGTCAACGCATTGACCGTCAATATGGTGACTGGATGCACATCTGGAACGAACTCACCATGTCTGCTGAACAACAAACTGGATATGAAGCCATGGTTGGTCACACCACACAATTAACTTACATCACAGATCCTTCATTCAACGAAGTTGATGGACCTTGTGAATCCAGCGCTCCTCGTCAAGTTTGCGCTCCCCGTAATGCTCTTCCTGAAACAACCTTATACATTCCTCTTCAATTCTGGTACTGCCGTAACCCTGGTCTTGCCCTTCCTTTAATCGCCCTTCAATACCACGAAGTCAAGATTAACCTTGATATCCGTCCTATTGATGAATGCTTATGGGCTGTCTCTAACTTAGACTGTTCCGGTACCCCTAAGGTCACAGCTGCTTATGCTCAATCATTAGTTGCTGCTTCCCTTTATGTTGATTATATCTTCCTTGATACCGATGAGCGTCGCAGAATGGCTCAAAACCCTCACGAGTACTTAATTGAACAACTTCAATTCACTGGTGATGAATCTGTTGGTTCTTCTTCTAACAAGATCAAACTCAACTTCAATCACCCTTGTAAAGAACTCATCTGGGTTGTCCAACCTGATGAAAATGTTGACTACTGTGCTTCCTTAGAATGTAACCAAGCTCTTTTCAACTTACTCGGTGCCCAACCATTCAATTATACCGATGCTCTTGATGCTCTTCCTCCTGCTATCCATGCTTTCGGAAGTAGCGAATCTGTTGCCAACAGTTCTGGTACTGGTTTCATCGATAACAATCTTTTCGAACAAGCTGGTGCTGCCACAGCTGCCGCTGAGGGTGCTGCCTGGGCTGGAGACCAAGCTCCCAACTTTGATGTTGCTGATAACAAAGTCACCGGTGTCTCTGATGCTGGAACATTCGTTCTTTCCGAAACTGCCCTCAACATGCACTGCTGGGGACAAAACCCTGTTGTTACTGCCAAGTTACAACTTAACGGTCAAGACAGATTCTCTGAACGCGAA